GTAGTAAGTTTATCTTGTGTGTAAGGTAAACCAACCCCTACATTATTGGGATTAGGAATAATTTGTTCATCAAAATCATTTACTGTACCCGCACCAAATTGGATTTGAAGTGTTGCTGATCCACTATTTAAATTATTATTACTTAAAAATCTAGTAGTAAATCTTCTAGGAACTTTTTTTAATCTTAATAATTCATCTACCTCGGCAGAATCATTTTGAGTATTAGGATCATTAGCAAAGGGGTTAGTATTTCTAATTGTTTCAAATACAGTTTCTTGAGCTAAATAATCTACTTCTGTCCAATCATTTCCATCACTATCTATTATATCTAAAATACCTAAGGGGCGTTGTAGTAATAAATCGTAGGTAATAAATCTTTCAATTTCACCTACTGCAAGGGTAGTAGTATTAATATTAGCAGAAATTGCTGGGGCAGTTTTTTTAAGTAAGTAAGAGGAAGGTTCAGTTCCTGTAATTTCGTACACTGAAACTGTAGTAGGATCTAAGGAACTAGATTGGCTAAAATCAACTCTATTTTGAATTAAAAAATCAGTTCCACTTGTTCCTCCCACAGGAGTATTTTCATTTACAGTTAAAGCATACCTAAAATCGGGTGAATAATTTCCACTAATACTATCATAAATAGCAGGTACTGTTTGAAACAATTCTAAATCTGTAGATGCAGCACTTGTAACAGATGGTTTATATCCCATCATGTATGCTAAATCATATAAATTATCTACTTGTCGAGCATACTGAACAAAATTTTCCTGAATTTGGTTATCTGTATAAAAAGATAATACATCACCTACATAAGAAGCCATTTCAATAAACATGGTCCCAGGAGATGTAGGACTAAAATCTGTAACAGTATTAGGAAAATAAGTTTTAGCAAATTCTATAAGGTTAGATCTAAAATCAGAAAAATCCCTATTAATGTATTTAATATTTCTATTAACCCCTTTATTATCAGTTATTAAATTATATGGCATTATAATGGCATGTTAAATTCTATAAATTCATTTAAACTTGAAAACACCGAATAAAATATTTGAACTGTTATATTATACTCGGAGTCCGAAGAAGTTGTAACTTTTTTTAAATTAACCATAGGAAATACCAAAGTAATATCATCTTCAATATTTTTTTTTAATGTTTCAAGAGTTGAAGGATCATTAGGATCAAAAACATACCCAGTTATATTACTGCCTAAAGTAGGATTAAATACTCTTTCTCCCTTACTAGTAAGAAAATAGTTAATGATATTAGATTTAATCTGTTCCGCTGTAGTGTAGTTAATTTTAAAAACAGAATCAGAACCAGATACAGCACTAGATTGGAAAGGAACAGATAAACCAATCCCAACCGTGGGACTTTGATCTAAAGATGGTATATTTCCAATTTCTATGGCCATTACTTACTATTTAATAATCCCATTATTTGATCCATACCTAAATCTCCTTTAGGTAAATCCCCCCCAGGCATTGCTCCCTGAGGGTTAAATTTATGTACATCCGGGCTTGTAAATTGGGACGCGGTCTCTCCTAAAATGTTAGCATACTTTTCTCTTTTATTTTCGTTTATTTGAGGAGAAGATTTAGGTAAAGTTTCACTAACAGGTTGAGTTATAAAAGATTGTTTAGGAGCTTTTACTGCTTCTAATAATATTTCTTTTAATTCTTCTTGGATAGCTTCTTTAACAGCTTCCTTAATTAAAGATTTAAATGTTTGTGATTTCATTGTTTATAAATATTATACTTATTATCCTTTTAAATTTTGAGTGTCTATTATGAATTTTAATTCATTAACTAAAACATTAGGGTCTGATGCAAAAGATTCATCGCTGGTTAGAGCGACAATGCCTGCTGAATTTCTAGCTTGGGCAAATCTTTTGGGATAAGGGGTTTCGTTTAATTTAGCATACTTTATTTCAAAAGTAAAACCTTTATAAACTCCAAATCCTTCTTCCAAACTATCATTACTTAATGAATTTAATTCATTATTTATTATTTCATATTCTATATCTAATTCTTTTGCACATTTTTCTATCAATGCATCTAAAATCTTAATTAAAGTATTAACAGTATTTAAAATTTTAAAAATAAAATTATACAATACCCCAAACCCTTCTCCAATAGAATTAAATTTTCTAGCTAAATCTTTTAAATCACTCAGCACACCTCCAGCTGTGATGATATTTCCTGCTGTTAATCCTGGGAGGCCTGTTGGAATAGGAAGGAGCTTAATAATTCTTATAACAGGGGGAATTGGGCTTGTAATTTTATTTATTACCCCATTTATTCTACCTACACTCACTATTTGATTTTGAAGTTGGTTTATTCCACTTGCTAAAGCATTCCTTTTATTTATTATAACTAATAATTCTTCTTTAGTAGGACATGCATTTTCTGGGAATTGATTTGTCAATCCTTTTAGTTGCACCATTAAACGTTCCTGAATCTGAGTAGATTGTTTAGCAAAAACTTGAAGTAATCTAGAAGAAGCCATTATAACGTTTTATTATTAGGTGATTTTAAAGATTCTAATTTAGCTAAAGCTGTAGATAAATTTTGAAGGGTTGCTGCTGCTTCTATATTAAGAGGAGCAAAAGGAGCTCCTGGGGGTAAACTAGCTAAAACTGAAAGTTGGGTGATAGTAGATTGAAGAGAAGTTAAAACATCCCTTAATAAATCTACTGTTTTATCCCCTAATAATAAAGGTTCTGTAGCATTTTTATCCCCTAATAAAATTTCAGGTGAATTTATAATAACTTTATTTGTGCTATCTATATTAACCGAATCCTGAGAATTTAAATTTATAGATTTTGCTGAACTTATTAATGTTGAATCTTGATTAGCATTTAATACTAATCTCCCGGAATTAATTAATACTTGATTAGATGAGTAATCTTTAACACTTTCAGGAGCTGTATTATAAGAATTATAATTAAATATATTAGGCTCTAAATTTATTTGTTGTGTAGAAGTTAAGTATATAGAAGCTTTATCTTCATTTATATTTTCTTCAACAGTAGTCCAACCTTCAGTTGTTTGTTCTCCTTGCCCATTTCTTATTTTAGTAATAGGATCTTTACCTTCACTACTGCCAAATCTTAAAGATTGTCCAAACCTACCTTCTATAATATGGTCTCCCTCAAAAGGTTGTAAGGGGTTAATATTAAGTTGTTCTATAAAAGTATTACCTAAACTAATTTCAGTACCTCCATCAGTTACCCTTCTCACACTACCCGCAGAAGTTTGTTGATAATCTTTTCGTTGAGAAGGTGCTAATTCCGAACTACCGGGTATAGCATTATGGTGTTGGCTTCCCCAAACATTGGTAGGAGGTAGATAATATAAACGTGAGCTAGCAGTATTAGTTTCTAATCCGTTAGAAGGTAAAGATAAAACTGTAACTACTTCATTAATTAAAGGATAATGTTTTATATTAGGAAATAAAGGAAAAACGGGGATAACCGATTTATTAGTAGTAGGTTGAGTAACATTTTCAATTAAAATTACTCCAATTGAAGCCCATTCTCCATAATTCATAAATTCGGGATGAGTATTATTTAAAATAATATCCTTTACCCTACTAGAAAAAATTTCATTTGAAGTAGGGGGTGAAGGGTTAGCAAAATCATTTAATACCCCTTGTGATAATCCAGTTATGCCATATTGAAGGTTAGGCATTATTTTTTATCGTCTTTGAATTTTTTTACCTCACTTAATAATTGTTGTTTTTCATCTTCTGTCATGCCAAAATTACCATCATCCATTGCTTCATTTTGGACGGCCCGTTGAATAATAGTAGCCATTTTAATAAGCTGCTCATCATTTTTAACAGAAATTTCAAGATATTCTTTAAGTAAGGGAACAACTAAGGTGGCATCTCCAATATCCTGAATTAAGGGTTTTAATTCAGATATAAGAGTAGAAATTTGTTCTTCTTTTCTTTTTTGATTAAGATAAATTTCCTCTAAAATATCAGAGAATTTTTTCCTACCAAATATTTTCTTATCTAATTGTCCCATATTTATTTTATTTATAAATATGAAGTATCTTTAAAATTAGTATGCCCGTATTCTTTATAAAAGATATAATGTTCTTTATATATATTTCCTAATTTGGTAGCTACTTTAGTAATTTGAGGAGTTTTAGCGTCTACCATTTCTCTTATATAGATGTAAAGAGCTTTTTTATTAAATACATCTAAATTTTCTCTAGAAGCAAATATAGATAATATAGCATCTGCTATTTGAGCATCTTTTAATTTAGGAAATAGTTCAGTAAGAATTGAATTACAATAATCTATATACTCATCCATGAATATAGAATCTTTATCTTTTTCCATAGGATCATAGTCTATACTATATGAGTATCTTAAATTATGATGTAATTCTTCAACTGGGGCCTTGTCTATTCTTTTTTTATAGTTTTTAGTATTTTGTATAATTAAATATCGTTTAGCAATTGTCCCGAAGTATGAAAATGCTTTTGCCCCCCGTGTAGGATCAAATAAATGAATTTTATCTAATAAAAATGTAATTACTTCATGCTGTAAATGTTCAATATCACTTACTTCTGTATAATAAAATTTAAAAGTATGGATAATATTTTCGGTTAATTTAAAAAACCCGTAATGAATACCATCTCTATAAATTCTACTTCGTTCTTCGGGATCAGAAGAGCCATTGTATTTAACAATAGCGTCTTCTGTTGCTTGAGTAAAATATTGATTTTTACTTTTTTTCTTTCTTTTTCTTTTTACTGGTTCGCTCATAATTTTTCTACCCTAAAGTTGGATAGAACTCTCTGAAGTTCTTTGATTTGTTCATACATGAATCCTACTTCATCATCACTTTTAAAAATTCCTCGTTCGTCAATTTTTTTAAGTTTTTCATCCGAAAGTTCTATTATTCTACTAAATTGGTCTAGATAGGTTACATACCCCGCTAGAATATCTTCTTGTTTTTCGTTTTTACGAAGGAGATTAAAAGTTGTAAATGCTAGAACTACAACTAAAATCCCCAATACGCTTATAATAATTGTTTCTATCATAATTTATCAAATAAATCTTTAAGACCTTTACTCTGGATTTGGGAGAGTGCGTTGTCT